ATGATTTCCAATCATGTAAATGTTCAATCTGTTGAAAGAAAAATATATTTTTATAAAGCAGATATAGGCGTTAATAGTTCGGGCCAATTGCTTCGATTTGATCCTCTCCAAATTCTTCAATTAATAGATTCATTTCCATGGGATCAGGCAGGGAAGTATTCAGAGTCGTGGGATGGAAAAACTACGTGTTGTTGGGTAGATTCGACTGATGTCCCACAAAAGTTGCGCTTTGCTTTTGTTCGAAAGTCGGATTTTCCACAACTGGAGCATCATGGAAAGCTTCTCCCCCTTTCTATTCCATCTGATTCAGGGCTTGCCGACCAAATACATGTAGCATTTTTCCCAAATAATATTGTGGGATGTGACTTTAATTTTTATGGTCCCCGTCTTAGTCGATTAGCTGAATATTTTTCTACAAAAGCACCAAATTTATGCCATCAATCATTAATGTTTAGACCTTTATTGCGGCAAAATGTTTTGGATGAATTTAATCGATTAGGGAAAATAAGAATGTTTAAACTCCGCATTCGAGAATCGTACGCAGAAGCATTGCGTAGTGCAAATCAAAGTCTAGCGGACACATTTCGATCAGCAGCGTCTGTAGGCCAAGCTGAAGAAGTAGAAATAATTCTTAAGCCCGCTAGTCATTCTAGAGGGTGGTTATCTTCAGAAATTTTTGACGTTATAAGAAAATTACTGCGAATGCCTGATTTACGCCAGGAAGCGCGGGCTTTTGTAATAAAGGGACTAGATCGTGAAACTCGGAAAATTGTTGATATTGATCTTCTTAGTGATAAGTTAATTTCAAAGAGGAAAATACTTCAACTGGATAATCGATCCCGAGCCCTCGATAAGGATTCAGCTTATTTAGGCATTCAATCAGCTTATGAGGAGTTACGAGAGGAACTTGAAGTAGCTTCTGAAATTTACCAATGAAAAGGGTCCATGCTTTTTATAATTCCAATTTTTTAAGTATTGAGTTTGTGATTTGTTTACTAATCTCAGCTCTTATATCAATTTGGGGTTTTAAATGTAATGGTAATGTAATTGTCGAAACTTATTTAGGAAATAGCCGCAATAGCTTATACAGCACAATGGCAACTATGTTTGGCTCCCTTTTAGGTTTTAATATAACTGCCTTATCAATTGTTATTGGCTATACAACTGACGATAGAATGAAATTGGTAAGAGAAAGTGCTTCTTACCAGCAACTATGGGATATTTTTACTTCCACGATAAAGTTTTTAGCAATCACTACTGTATTAAGCATAATTGGTTTATTTTTTGACAAAGAGTCCTGCCATAATTATTTTATTTTCTATATCATGGTCTTCCTCACAATGGTAACATGTGCAAGGTTGGCTAGATCAATATGGGCATTGGAACAAATTATAAAAATTCTCACTAAGAAAACCAATTGAATAGGATTAGGTAATATCTTTAATAAATAAAAATATTTTTCTTTTCGTGAAACTCATTCGTATTCCAAGTTGTCCCATTATTTGTTCGTCTGACTCTCACAAAAAGTCGGATTATAGTGTCTTGTTACTAAAACTTTAATTTTTACGCGTAAAATTATTCTTTACTCTCAAATATTTGGATTTTTAAAAATTTCATTTAAATTTCGATTTTAGACAAACTTCAGTAACCTGACCGCACAGTCAGGTTACTGAAGTTTGTCTAAAATCGAATTAATTACTACATCAATGTATTCTTTTCTGATTAAAATCCAGATATATTTATCGATTAAGATTAAGAAATTTTCGAAAATTTCTAGGTTTAGGTTAAGGGCGAACACATTTTATTGGGTCTAGTCTTTGAGGAGGTAGTCGTTAAGTCGTTATTCCACCCAGCTCTGAGACGATAGCCTTGCCCCCGGCTTTGACCGAATACTCTTGTTTGAGCCAATAGAGGGCAATATGACGCAGGACAGCAAAGTTTTCGGAACCATGCTAATGATCTTCCTGAAAGGCCACGTCCAAAACCCAATGCAAGCTATTTCGTTGCCTTAGTGACTGCGTTTGCACGCCAAGAAACGCCCCACTTTCCATACCGGGCTGGCAATATAGTAATGTGTCGTTTGTTCAACTTTGCCATTCACCTTGCAAAGGTTGCGGATCATGAGGATCGAATGGAGATTGGCTCAATCAGCGTAGCCGCGCAAGTAGTGCAGGTATGTGGGATCGGAAATGGCCCAACATTCGCGGATTTTCACCCGACCGTGATATCCATTCGCAGTTTTATCATAATGATGGTGGCCTTCCCGAAAAGCCACTTCCTCAACATCGGCAAAGGAATCGGCAATATCCGCATAAAATGCCCTGGTTTTCTTTCACATCCAGGATGTAATCTGCTCCCTGATCGAAAATCGCCTGCGCAATTTCTTTCTGGCAGCCGATGACATCAATGGACACCAAACAACTCGCTAGTTCTAGCACTTGGAGCAGTTCCGGTTTGGGCTTAATCTCATTGGATTTGTCATTCACCTTCTCCTGGCCCAAGATCAAGTGGTTCGCGGTTGCCCAGGTGCTGACCATGTCAGTCGCTCCGCGCCTCAAGGTTTGTTCCGCTGAACCGCGCAGCTTTTTGCGGTATATGACAATCACCTGACCTTAGGTGATCTGAGTCACCGTTTGAAACCGTCCCAAAAACCATTCCCGGAAGACTTCGGGTCCAGCCGGGCAAACAACCGATTGAAAGTGTCATGGGGAGGCAATGCCATTTTTGAGCTTTAGTAACGTTCAAAACCATCGTGCCTTGGTTTCACTAAACATAGCCATTTCTACCCAATATTGGCCTCACAGATCACTGCGTAGATTGTGATTAGCACGATCTCTAGCAGTTTATGCAACTTCGTCCGCTCGATCCGCGGGTCGGGTAAATCCCCAAAATTCTCGCTTCGTTTTCCATGCTGTTCCTATCTTCTTGCTATAGGGATACCGGCATTTTTCCCTCTTTTCAATATTTTGATACGTTCGTCCCATAGGTTAAGGTTGGTTTACACAATCAGAAATAATATAATGAAATTTTTAATTACATTAAAAGTACTTCGTCATAATCATCGAAATGTAAATTATTCAGTTCTTGAAAATCAATAATGATAGCGCAAGGGTTTTCCTGTAAATTGTTTCAGATTATCCCCAAGGTTTCTTAAGGTTCAAGTAGAAAAATAGCTGACGATATGTTGACGAAAAAAGTCATCAATAAATTCGTGGCTCTTTTGCTCTAAATTTACGATCCTTAGCCCACTTCCAGTAGCCAACTGGAAGATCAAGCAGGTTCGGTGAAATCTCAATACTCTCAACGACATTATTGTCACTATTGCGAACACGGATATTAAGAACTAAATCAATCGTATGCTTTGCCCCCGCATCTAATTTCCAAAACCCTTCCAGCATATCCGTGACATTATGTAAAGCAGTATCAATTGCTTCTTCGACAACTGCTTTTGTTTCCGATGAAACACCCGCTGGTAAGCTATTTAGGACTTCATCACGACAGTGAACAATAAGGTGGTAACCGAACGTGTAAGCCGCATCCTCAGCGCGACCATGTAAATCGGTGCGCCATTCTTCATATGGTCTAGGAGATGAGCTGTCTGACATTGTAACCTCTTGTCCAAAAAGGGATTTTGTTTATTATACAAACCTAAAAGGCTGCTACAACTCAGAAAGAGAAAGATAAACGCGCCCAGCCTCCCATTCGTCACTAATTTCCATGTGTACCGCACTGACCAGGCGCAGACAAGCTGCTTCGTTGGGGAAGATACCCACTACACAGGTGCGCCGTTTGACTTCGCGATTGAGCCGTTCCACCCCGTTCGTCGTATGGATCAGGCGGCGATGAGCAGACGGAAAGGAAAAACGGTGAAACCTTCCGCCAAGTTCTGCTCCGTCCAGTTGGCTAATCGCGAGGCCGTTTTTTTATACTTTTTGACCGTTTCGGCTAGATAGCGTTCGGCGGTGGAGCGGTCAGGGGCATTGAAAATGTTCCGAATGGCTTCAGCTACTTCTCCTTGCATTTCTTTCCTGGGAATATATGCTTGGGCGTTCTGCTGCAAATGAAACTGGCATCGCTGCCAGGGCAACCCACCGAAGACAGCCTGCCGTGCAGCTTTCAGCCCCGCATGGTTATCACTGATGATCAGTTGCACTCCACGTAGCCCACGTTTGACCAGACTTTCCATAAAGGCCTGCCAGGACTTCCTGTTCCCCCAGTGAAATCGAAAGGCCTAGCACTTTGCGCTTGCCATCTGGCCCCACGCCCACTGCGATCAGCACAGCGGCATCCCATACCTGACCATCCTGCCGCACCTTCTCGTAGCGGGCATCCAGATAGAGATAGATCACATCGCCAAGCGGACTATTGCGCCATTGCGCGAGCGTCTCATCCAATTGGGCCGTGGCCTTACTCACTTGGCTGGAGGAAACCCCACTGCCACACAATTGCTCGACGATTGTCGCTACTTTGCGAGTAGAAACACCCTGCACATACATTTCGGCCAGGTTCAAAGTCAGCGCTCGCTCACTGCGTAGCCCTTTTTCTAATGCTTCTGGGTAGAAATCGCCTTCTCGCACCTGCGGCACTTCGAATGTCACTTCACCTATCCGTGTTTTAACGGTTTTGGGCTTGTAACCGTTGGCGTAATCCTTCCGTTCTGGGCTTCGCTCATATGGCCCCACGCCCAGATACTTCTGGCGTTCCACTTGCATGGCCGCATTAATCATGATCCGCAGTAGTTCTGGCAGATAGTCAAAACCTTGTTCGGCGATCTGCTCCAGCAATTCCTGGGGCAGAGTAGAATTATGAATGTAGGTCATGGTTTTTTCCTTTGTTGGTTTGGCGACCTTAAGGATAACCTGACCTACACTTTTTAAAGTGCTAGAATTTACAGAAAGAATTCTACGCTACTTCAATAATATTTTGTCATGGATAAAGTAATTATTGAATCGGAAATCAGAAAGAACCTTTGCTGAGTTTTACTTTCTATAAAAAAGTAAAAGACCTATTTTCTTTTAATATCTTGGATAATTCTGTTATGCAAAAGCATGCAGATTATTTTTCCCCTAGGTTAGTAAGCCCAATCGTTGGAATTAACAACTAGGATATACAAAAGGAGGCTCATATGAAACCCTACGAAGACACCCACCTGCGACAGCGGGTGGGTGCAATAATCGAGCGCCAGAAGCAAGGCAAGATTGTCATTGCCGCATATGAGGACGGAACTGGGTTGCCCACCAGGCAAGACCTGCTAACCATCAAGGCAGCCCAATACCCTCACGATTACGCGGTGGGTGACTGCGGTTACCTGGACTACGATAGCCAGCTTGGAGCGTACATCTTTACCCAAAAACCGGGTGCAGACCTGCCAAAGGCGCTGGCCAATTATCGCCCACTTTCCCTGGCGGAAGCAGTGGTAAAGATGGCAAACCGCCAGGCGACCATCCGGGTAAACGACACGGAGATCATGTTCACCGGCGTTCCCGTCTGGGAGCCAGCCTACAACCTGCTCAAGGAGATCAACAGCGAGCTGGCCCGCGCAAACGCGGGTGTCATCGTCTGGAAGCTCACCTGGGACGAACAGGGAGCAGACTCGCGGAACCGGCTCTTCCAGGGAGCGGCGCCCAGGCTGCGCAACGGCCAGGCGCTGGTCCACCTGACCGGTTTTGCTTACGACGAGGATCACATGTTAGTGTACGCCGGCGCGGTGGGGTATAAGACCAGCCTGGAGAGCATCCGAGCGACGCTCCTGACCTCCAAGCAATTGACCCTGAACCACGACCAACAGGATATTTTCCTATCTTCGCTGGATCGTTATGAACATGTGTGGCAGGCCATGCCAGAATATAGCAGCCACCATGTTGCTTATATTGGCCGTCAAGCTTTACCTGGCAAGTGGGATCCAGAGGATCCGTTCGCTTATGTGCTTGTTTTTCGGACCACTTCGGAGCTGAATCAGGAAATGTTGCGGCTGTTTAACGAACGGATGAAGGAGGCGCTGGAAATCCCGATCCTGGATGACTGGTCGGTGGCTTTGTGGAAAGCAGCGAAAAATCAGGGCTACATCCACGATCTGGTGACGGCTGGCGACTGTGTGAAAGGTTTTCGCTTGCAACTGACGGCGGATTGGAAAGGGTTGATCACCGCGCTACTCAAGGAGGAAACGATCAGACTGTAGAAGGATAACCAACGGTTAAGTCGCCACGCAGTAGCTGTGGCGGAAAATCGACTACCCCGGAGGGGACGTGATTCGCTTCCCTCAATGGGGAAGTCGTGCGTCTCCTCCGTTTTTTTAATAAGGAGACGCAAACATGAGACCCCCTGCAATCGAAAAGATGGGGTATTACCCAACCCCGGAAATCGTACTTGATACACTCAGGACTTATGCAGCCGCTGGCGATACTCGCGGACGGTTGCTTGATCCATGCGCAGGCGAAGGCATGGCTGCAAATAGTATCGGCGATGCTTATCACTGTGAAACCTGGGGCACTGAACTTTCCCCAGAGCGCGCCGCAAAAGCCGTTCAGTTGATGGACCGGGTATACAACGCACCCTGGCAGGTTTGCCAACTCAACGACGAGGCGGTGACGGTTTTATTTTTGAACCCACCGTATGAAACCGATCGCTTCGACAGTCGCAAACGCCTGGAGTACGACTTTCTCAAATTCACCACGCCCAAGCTGATGCACGGTGGGCTGCTGATCTACATCATCCCCCAGAAAGTGTTGGGGTTGGTGGAAGTGGCGCGCCTGCTGACCAACTATTACGAATGCCTGACGGTTGGGCGCTTCCCGGACGGGGAGTACGAAACCTTCAAACAGGTGGTGGTGCTGGGATACCGGCGAAAGGGTTACCAGGCGGCGACCGATCAGGAGATCCTGGCGATCCAGGCCATGGCGAATGAAGCCTTGCCGGTCCTGGAACCACTTGCTGAACCGGTGTACCGGTTATTGCCCGCTCCTGAGCGTGGCGCAAATGGGAAACCGGTGCTGTTCAAGCGCAGCGATTGGGAACCGGAGGAAATCGTCGAGGCAACGCGGGCGAACGGCGTTCACTGCTCGAAAGAATGGCTCGACCTGCTCAATCCAATGCGGGGAAAGGCCGAACTGACCCGCCCGGTGATGCCGCTCAAGCGTGGCCACATCGCTATGTTGATGGCCTCGGGCATGATGGGCACGGTTCGCCTGACCGATGAAAAAGGCCGCCCGATGCTAATTAAGGGCCGGGTGGTAAAGGTGGTCGAGAAAGTGGACGAACACGACAATGGCGATGGCGAGACGGTTACCGAGATCTACCGCGACCGTTTCATCACTACGATTGCCGTGCTGAACAAGGAGGGCATTCAAATCATCAAGGACGTGAAAGGGTTGGCCAACTTCATGCGGGCGCACGGCGACAAGATTGCGGCGCACGTACTGGAAACCTACCGGCCGCTCTACAACCTGGACCCCACCTCCGCGGAAGTCGCCGTTCTGAATACCCTTGGCAAGGGCCGCAGGGCGCTGCCCGGGCAGTCCGAGCCGGGGTTGCTTCCAACCCAACGGCACGCCGCCGCTGCAGTCGCACGCTGTATCCGCAAGAACGGCGTGGCAAACATCCAGGCGGAGATGGGCACGGGCAAAACTGGGATCGCCGCATCTACCATCGAACTCTTAGGCGCTTACCCGGCGCTGATCCTCTGCCCGCCGCACCTGGTTCCCAAGTGGATCCGCGAGATCGAAGAGGTGATTCCAGGGGCGCAGGCGCGCGAGCTGCGCCGCATTGGCCGGTCAGGAGACGAACGCGCTGACGTGAACGACGTGCGCAGCTTTTTGAACGATTGGCAAAGCGGCCGGCTGGGCAAGAAAGCAGTGGCAGTGATGGCCAACACCTCGGCCAAGATCGGCTCGGGGTGGGAACCGGCGGTGGTGAAACGAAAAGTGCGCGACCCATTAACCGGCCAGATCACAACGGCGTGCGTCTGTCCAGCCTGTAGAGCGCCCGTTTATGGCGACGAAGGCGCATACATCATCGACCCGGAAGAACTGGCAGGGAAACGCCGCTTCTGCCGGGCATCCGTTCCTGGCTGGCAGCTTGGGGCGGACGGTCGCTTGAAACGCGACGAGCAGGGCAATACCATTTGGGGCGCACGCCCCTGCAATACGCCGCTGTTCCGCTTCGGTGGGGCGCGGCGTTGGTCGCTGGCGGAGTACATTGCCAAACACGCCAAAGGCGCGTTCAAGCTACTCTGCGCAGACGAGTCCCACGAGTATAAAGGCAAGAGCTCCGACCGGGGTATCGCCTTCCACCAGTTGATCACGGCCTGCCGGTCGACGCTCACCCTCACGGGGACGTTCTTCGGTGGCCGCTCAACGTCGATTTTTTGGCTGCTGCACCGGCTGAATGCCGGCGTCCGGCGCGACTTCGCCTTCCACGACGAAAAGCGTTGGGCGCGGCTGTACGGCGTGCTCGAAACACAGCGCCGCCGGCGACGAAATGAGGAGGAAGACGAGGACGGCGTGTCCACAGGCAACCGGCGCTACCGCAATCAGGCCAAAGAGCAACCGGGCGTCAGCCCGGCCATCGTCAACCGGCTGCTGGACACAACCGTGTTCCTCAGCCTGAAGGACCTGGGGCTGGCGCTGCCGGAGTACAAGGAGGAGGTCAGCACCCTGACCATGCTGGATGCCCAGTTGCAGCAGTACCACCAGATGGACAGCTCGCTCAGGTCCATGGCGTTGCAATCCAACCGTTACCTCTCGACCTGGCTGCAATGGAGCCTGGCGCGTCCCAACTCGGCTTTCCGCGACGAAACCATTATCGTGGACGAGCTGAACAAGAAGGGTGAAGTAGTGCGCCACGTTCCGCTGATGGAACTGCCGGCGATCAACCCGAACGGCCACAAGTGGCTGCCGAAAGAGGGCTGGCTGGCGAATTTCTGCCGGGCTGAGAAGCTGCAAGGCCGCAAGGTGCTGGTGTACGTGCGCCAGACCGGTAAGCGCGACATCCAGGATCACCTGGTGCTGCCGCTGGAAGAGAACGGCCTGCGCGTGACGGTACTGGGCGGCAATGTGGACCCACGCAAGCGGGAGGACTGGATCGCCAAACGAGCCGACCGGCTGGATGTACTGGTCTGTAATCCAGAACTGGTAAAAACCGGTCTCGATCTGGTCCAGTTTTCCTCAGTGGTGTTTTTTGAAATTACCTACTCGCTTTACACCCTCTGGCAGGCCGTTCGCCGGGTGTGGCGTCTGGGCCAGGTTCGACCGGTGCGAGCCATTTTCTCGGTCTACAACGGAACGATGGAGGCGCGAGCCTTATCTCTGATGGGTGCAAAGATGAAAGCTGCCCAACTGTTGTACGGAGACGAGGTCGGCGGCGCGATCGTGCCAGAAGAGGACGGAGATCTGTTGACGGAGTTGGCCCGCGAGGTGCTCAACGGTGCAGATCTGCCCGACCTGCAAACCCTGTTCGCCGACGAGATGAAGGTGAGTAACAACCCGCTGGGCAGCATGACCACACCGAGTGCGGCGATCTTGCCAGGCGAAAAGATAATGACCTGGTCGGACTGGATGGTGGAGAAGGTTGTGGTGGGGAGGAGAAAATCGAGAAGGGAGGTGGTGCCGGAGGGTCAGATGGGATTGGGAATTTAATAAAACACAGGCCTTGATTGACATCAGGGCCTGTGTTTCGTTAAGCCGATAATGAGCTACTCAGCTAGTTTTTCTTTTTCTGGCTTGCTCCAAGGCGATTTCTTTACACCTTTGAATAGCGGAATCTGGCAAATCCGCTCGATAACGATATTGCCTTCGGGTGGGTCTTTTCTTCGCAAAAAGCCATTTCCCGTAAACGTCTTTTTTTATCGCTTGATCTTGGCTAAGGATACTGATCATGCCGGAAACCGAGGATCTCGTGTTTTCGTTGATTCCTAATCCCGAATAAATTCGCTGATTTGGCATTGGAATATCCCCCCAAATTTCAAAGAATCGGACGATGGCGGTATGTTTAATATATTCCCAAAGCCAATATTTTGTCTCATACTGCCGATCTTCTTCTGATGGAGGATAAACTTCTCGTTCTTGGACGCCAATATCCCGGCGGTATATCTCGAGCAATTTAACACATAAACTAAGAAATTTGTGTGAGTGAGAAAGTCTCAGTTTGCCGGTTGGTAATAAAGCTAATAGAGAGACTGAATCCAAATTTGTCGATACACCAAGATCGATTTTGAAGATTATCTGCTGATTTTCCGAGCCACCAGTAAACGTCGATTCCGGCTCTAAGGTAGTCATTGGTTCGTTCCTCTAATTCATCGGTGCTAATATTCGCAAGTTGAATTTCATGGGCCATCCTCCACCCCATTGGAAAGGTAACCAAAACGTCGGCAATCCTTTTAATTTCAGGGATAGCAACCTCATAATCAATTTCAATGCGATCCAGGTTACTGAATTGTTCTTTTAACAGTTGCTTAAGTTCCATCTTCCCGTAAAGATGTTCGGGAGTCTCAACATGGCCTATTTTGTAATCGCTCTTGCAGTCAGAATAATGGGAAAAATGGGGGCGAATGAGAGGACCAGCTTTTATAAACATAGACGCACCACACAATTGACAAGCACAATCGGAGGATTTCAAAGTACGCCGAGGATCACTCACGGTTAGGATATCAATTCGATTTCCTGAATTTTTGTCTATGGCAATAAAGGGCATCTTTTTCCTTCTTGTTCACGCTTGGTAAGATTATAAAGCTGTGGGAACTGCATCCCACGTGCGTCCTTCCAACAACCTTCCGGCTTTTTTCTTGTTCCTCCCTCCCCATTGTTTAAAGAAGAAGGGAACGTTATGAGTCAAACATTGATCTTTGATTTCAATGACCCATTCTTCATCCATCGGCCTTGCTGATGGCCCCGACTCTCCACCAACAATTACCCAATTGATCCCCGTAAGATTCAGTTGAGGTAAAGGACCAAGAAGAGGCTCAAGGGAAAGAAACTTTATTTTGGCTTGCGTCTGGCGAAGATGATCAATACGATATGTGTAATTTGCGTTTTCAACACTCACACCCATCCAAACATTATCTGGCCACTGAATTTCCGGAGACAGTTCCGCTAACCGTTGTGATCGCTTCGTAAGCACCTGAAATGAGTGCCAGGATGCTTGTCTCATCACGTCGAAGACACGCAGAATAAATTCAAGCGGCACATCTTCATGGAAAAGATCGCTCATCGAGTTTACAAAGATAAATTGCGGTGTTTTCCAGGTAAGGGGCAAATTAAGAGCATGTTCGTGTAGGGTCAATTGAAAACCGTTCCGGTAATTCGGATTGCCCATTGCTTTCAGACGTGCAGCCATCCTTTCCGCGTAACAATATTTGCATCCAGTGCTTACCTTATTACAACCGGTTAGCGGATTCCAGGTTGAATCAGTCCATTCAATTTTTGAAGATGACATGATCACCGCCTTTCTGAATTATTGTAGCACAAACGTTCTGAAATTAAACATTGTTTGGAAAGGTGACAACCACGCCTTCAGGAAAAGTCCCCTTTTTTCTCTTTGCCCCGCCTTGCTTGCAAGGGTCAACACAAAGCCTATCTTGTTCTTCTAACTGGCGAAAAGCCTTTTTCATATGGGAGGCCAGGTAAGGAGTATGGTCCTCGACATATTCTTGTATTACCGAAACAGTAATCCTTTGCCCCTGGAATTGAGTTGTAAGCAATTCAGCTAGGCTTTTTGAAGGGTCTTCCTCAAATAAGACTAGTTGATTGGCATTCGTTGCATCTGAGAAGTGGTAACCGTTGGAGCTGTCCACTTTCCAGAAGGCCTCTTTCATTTTTATGTGACCAAGCCGGTTATTGGTAGCAAAGAACAGGTAATAAATGACCCGATTATCCTCATCACGCATCTCAAAATATCTGACGAACTTCGCGCATTTTTCTAATTGAGCCTGGTATAACCCTCTCAGTTGCGCAATGCCATTTCTTCCAGTATTTATGATCTGAAGAACCTGAGGCGTGCCAAATAAATCAACTATATGATTTTTTATCAGCGGATCAGGATGGTCAAGAAACCGATTAATTGAGTCGGCCATAATGTTGATAAAGACTTCTGTTTTCGGGTTTTTTAGAAGCCGTTGCACCAGTTTGAACGGGGCGCCTTTAAAACCGAATGGATCTATAAAAGCAAATGTAGGAGCAAGTTTTGCCCCTCTTGTGTCCAAGTCATCCAATAATTCCAATAACGTGTTATCGAATTGATTATGGATTACGGAAATATGAAGCGTAGCAGGCGGTACAGGCAATCCCGACAATTCATTCTGTAAGTGTTCAATTCTGTCTTTTCGCTCTTCCACAAAAAGGAATGTGACTTCGTGGAGGTGATTTTTCTGATGGTGTTCTTGGGCGAGTTTAATAGCAAGTATGGGAGAACCATCTTCGCCACCTTTATAACGGCCAGGGCCACAAAAGCCATCTAAATAAACGATATGGGGATTTGTTGTCCCCATGATCCCAAACCAGGCGCCGAGATACCGCCTAAGAATCGCATGCTTTGCACCGGTATGCGGTTCCATTTCCCACAGAGTGTCTGATGGCGTTGACATATATGGCATCCTTTTACTTGAATGGCTTTTTGTTTTCTCCGATGCTTTAATCTCACTATCAATAGTAAACTTGTTGCTTAAGTCTTGCTTTAGAACTGTGCGTTATTCACTCGTCAGCACGTCTTCTACATTCCTTGCCACAATATACCGCGCCGGCGACTCACCCTCCGCAATTGCATGGAAGTGTGCTCTACCGCATTCAATTTTTGCTCTTTCTTTTTCTCGTAGATCATCCATAAACAACCCGCTTTTGGTTTCAACGACAAAATACAACCGTTCTTCCCCATCTTTTTCTACCAGCATAGCCCAATCAGGATTGTAGCTTCCTAGGGGGGTTGGCACAATGAACCAGCCGGGTAGCTTGGCATATATTTTGATTGCGTCATTCTTTTCTAGATCCGCTGCGAACGCTCGTTCGGTGTCCGAATCGTATACAACCTGCTCGTAAACCGATTTATTCGTATTCAACATATTCTTAAGATAACCGGTTAGTTCTTCAGTCTCGAAGAGTTCTTGACCATAATAGTAGTCCTTGCCTAATTTCTGGTATTTGATCCCATCCACTATTGCCAGCCGTTTACAGCGGTTGATCGCCTCGGCGGCAAGATCAATGAACTCCTGCGGGTTGCGCTTGAAATCGTTTAACCGGCCGCTGTCGATCAAAATCTGGCAAATGGAACGGCGCGTGAGCTGCGTGCGGTCTTGCAGTTCGGTCAAAATATCCGGCAGCTCAATGTCGTCCTCGGTGAGCACTACCGTTCCGGCCCCGTCCCGTTCGGTTGCCTCTACGCCGGCCTTTCCAATCGCCAGGTCTGCCTTGCGCCACTGGATTCGGGTTTTTGCCACTTGCGGGGCATCGTGCAAAGCTTCTGTGCATGCTTTAATCAGCTTCGCGTTATCAAAATGCAGACGGTAAGTTGTCTTATGCTTAATCCGGTTCCACAGCGCCTTGAATTCCGGGCTGTTGAGCACGGCTCGCCGCGTTTTTACCTGTTTGCGGTCATCAGCGTTCTTGATCTCCAGCTTGCCCGCGGCCTTCTTCAACACTGCCGTAATCTGATCCGCCTGCTCCTGGAAGGCTGCTGGCACCTGGAGCGTGCCATCTTTCAAAGCAGTTCTCAGGGCGTCGTTTACCTTGCCTTTCGCATCCAGATAGCCTTTCGCCTTCAATTGCTGGAACAATTCCTTCGACTTCTCAAACCCAAGCGGAGTAATAGCTCCATCCGCGCCCTGAATCTTGATCCCGGCGAATTGGTGTTCTTCCACAATCCCGAACTGATATCCAGTATCTTCCTCGATCTCTTTTTGCAGGTTGGCCGCGAATTCCTCATAACTCTCGCGGGCAATGACCGTGAGTGTGTTGATTTCAAACCCGCGCAGCCGTTCCCCCTCCTGGTTGACGCACAGACGAAGACCTCTGCCGATCGTCTGACGCCGTTCACGCTCCGTGGTAATATCCCGCAAGGTACAGATTTGAAAGACATTGGGGTTATCCCAACCTTCTTTGAGCGCCGAATGGGAGAAGATAAATTTGAGTGGCGTATCGAAGCTGAGCAGTTTTTCCTTTTCCTTCATAATCAGGTTGTACGCGCGCTCAGCATTTTCTCGGCTGGTCTGGTTGTTCTCATCCGTGTTCGTCCAGCCGCCTTTTTTATCAATCGAAAAATAGCCGTTATGAACTTCCTCGGCGGGGTGGCTCAGATCCATTTCTTGGAAAAGCGTGTTGTATTCTGGCATCTTCGCTGCGCGCCGGTACTCTTCCTCGAAGATGCGTGCGTACTCGCCTTTAACCGCGTTCCCGTTTTCATCGTATTTACGGTAAAGCTCAACCCGCTCAATAAAGAACAACGAAAGCACTTTGATGCCTTGTGGGCGGAGGCGTAGTTCTTTATCCAGATGCTCCCGAATAGTGCGGCGGATCATTTCGCGCTGAACCGCCAGATTGTCCACATCACCATAAGCCTGCCCTGGTTTGAGGAAGACTTCCCCGCCCGGATAGCGCAGTTCCATGTATTCGTTATCCTTCGCTACCCGGATTTCTCCGATACGGCAATCGTGGTAAATGGCCCGACTTGTCAAAAGTTCCAGCAAATCGCCGTCCTGAACAGGTAGCTCCTGGCGTTTGACGCCACGCGAACTCTCGGCATCCACTTCAATGCGAGCTGAGATTAGGCCGCGTTTGTTACTAACCGATAAAAGCCGTACATATGGACGGTTATGCCCGGATTCCACCGTGGCCGATGCGACTTCAATCTGCTTGACCAGTTTCTGTTCGTAGGCGTCAACCGCGTCTAGCCGGTAAACCATGTGGTGCTTATCTACGTGCGTAGCCGAGTAGCGTAGTGTGCATAAAGGATTCATTTCATCCAGGGCTTTTTTGCCTTGCCCTTCCAGGCCGCCGTCTACACTCTGTGGTTCGTCAACTATGACAATAGGCCGGGTAGCTCTGATCAAATCAATCGGCTTTTCCCCACCGGTTTTTTCGCTGTCTTTGTACAGGTTATTGACATCTTTTTTGTTGATCGCCCCAACCGTTACTACCATGATCTGGATATGCGGGCTGGTAGCGAAATTGCGCACCTGGCCGAGCTTGCTTGAATCGTACAGGAAGTATTCATAATGCACCCCTGCGTACAAACCCTTGAAATGGTCTTCGGTGATTTGCAGCGATTTATACACGCCTTCTTTGATCGCGATCGAAGGCACCACGATGACAAACTTGGTAAAGCCGAAGCGCTTGTTCAGTTCAAAGATCGAGCGCAGGTAAACATACGTTTTGCCCGTGCCGGTCTCCATTTCCACGGTGAAATCGCCAGAACGCAGCGCCGTGGAAGGCGGCAGCCCATTGCGCAGTTGAATATCATGTAAGTTGTCAATGATTTCATCATCCAGCAGGGTAAGCCGATTACCAATTCCAAGATCCGTTTCCATGGTTGCCAATTGCATTTGGGAGCCAGTATTACGTGTCACAGTAAACTCAGTACGGCAAATCTCTTGCCCTTGAAATAAGTCGCAAACAGCCTCTATAGCCTGAAGTTGGTAATCAAGGTTGGGTTCAAAATGTAGTTTCATAAAGGTTACCTACAGGCTACGCACATTAGCCAGGCCATACTGATCAAGAATGGCAGTTAGATTACTTTTGGCAACATCATCAACAAAACCGCTGTCACGGAAGACGCAGGTTGTTTCACCTGCCGGCGCAAGTTCTATATGCCATTCAACAATCCCTAACGCCAGAGGTTCAGCCTCTTCCCGGGAGATTTGATCGGCCAGGCAAACTAAAAGAACACCTTTCCCTATGCTGTAAATAATTTTCCCAACAATCGTTCGTGTGGTTATAAACACGCTAAGTTTAAGACCAAGCTTGAGTAGCAGCTCATAGAGAATATCTGATTCGCTTCGATTTGTTTTTAGATGCTGGACAGCATTTTCAAGGGTCATGGGAAGATTATCTCGATCTACTTCCCATGCTTGAATATTGCTTGTATCTAGTTTAAAGACACGAAAGCCAAAATCTCCCACAAACGAAGGATTTTCCTCATTAACCTTTTTGGCAGCTCGGCGCAGACGCTCTTTTGTAAGTTCGGCAATATTGCGTGGTTTTCTCAATTGATCACAGAAATCCGCTGCAGTTCGCTGTTCATTGACTGAGGGATCAAGTTTCTCTGGAAGTTGTACTAGAATATACTGTCTTGAACCTCCATCTGCTGCGTTTTGTGCCATAACTGCATGCCCGGTAGTACCAGATCCAGCAAAGAAATCCATCACTATAGATTGTTTATCCGTACAATTTTCAATGAAATACTTAATAAGCGAAGTAGGTTTTGGGAACGAAAAAACTGGACTTCCAAACAAGTCCCTAATTTCTTTGGAACCGTGTTCTGTGCGCCCCATTTCTTTTTCAGGTAGATAAGTGGAAATCGACATGCGAACTTCTTCGGTTCCATGCTTCTTCAAAGCCTTTTCCTTATCTTCCGACTCAAAAACACGGAAAGCGGGTTTAGCGATACTTAAAAAGTCATAGTCTCCTGGAAAAACAATTTTCCCTTTTTTATAATATTCAGGGAAGGTATCAACTGTGATTGACCAAGTTCGGATAGGGTTGGGCGGATATTCCTCACCGGTTTTTGGATTCACCATTGTAAAGTAAGCATTAGGGCGTTCATCTTTGGATCTTTGTGTGGTCAAATCAGCTAAGCGCCATCTGTCATCATAATCGTCAGTTTTGAAATACCGCCGCTCCCCTTCTCTTCCTGCAAGAAAGTTTGTCTTTCCATAAGCGATTACCCATTCAACATCCTTCGATACGCCAAAGGGTACATCAGCTTTTGCTGTTCTTGATCTCCATGGAAATACACCAATAAACATTTCTTCACCAAAAATTTCATTTAACACCATTCGGATATTGGCCGATTCTGCATCATCAAGGCTGATAAAAATAGCGCCATCATCTTGGAGTAAATTTCTGGCCAGCTTTAGACGTGGATACATCATGTTTAACCAGTCTGTATGAAAGCGACCGTTAGCTTCACTATTAGTAGTGATTTTTTGACCACCAGAAATTTGTCCTGTGATTTGTAAGTAGTTGTTGATATTGTCACGATAGTTATCTGGATAAACAAAATCTTTGCCTGTGTTATATGGAGGATCAATATAAATTAACTTAACCTTGCCAGCATAGCTCTTTTGAAGAAGTTTCAGGACTTCCAGGTTGTCACCTTCGATCATGATGTTCTGTGTGGAATCCCAATTAATGCTATCTTCAGGGCAAGGACGAAGTGTTCCAGTGCTTGGGGTAAGGGCGAGTTGGCGCGCTTTTCGTTTTCCGAACCAGTTCAGTCCATATTTTTCTTCGCGTTCGTCAACGGATCCACCCAGTAGCTGGCGCAATACATCGAAATCAATCTTGCCTTCTGTAAACGCTTGCGGGAATAGAGTTTTTAACTGGTTAATGTTTCCAGCAATGATATCTTCCGAACGAGTTTCCGGGGCCGCAGCAGTCATTTTGTGGATCGTCATGATGTCCTCTCGAATATCCAGTTATAGTTTTTGCCGGGCGCGTTCAAGCTGCGCTTCCAGTTCTTTCAGTTCCAGGTTTAACGAAACCAATTTTGCCACCTGTTTTTCTATTCGGGCCGCTGCCCGCAGGTGTTTGATTTGTACTTCTAGCTGCGCGCAGGCTTGCAGCGCCTCGCGCCGTTCCTCTCTGTCTTTTTTGCCGCCATTCGTTCGAAAAACGCCCGTGATCCGAGCGGCTTCCAGCGCCAGTAGCGTATCAATCCATCCCTGGTACAGGGCATATAAGCTGCCGCGCGGCTGTGCCAGTAACGCCAGTTCTTTGAAAAATGCTTGCGAAATATCCTCCCGAATGCCAGCCAGGCCTTTGACGATGATCATATTCCCATCGATTACCGTTTCACTGGCCTGCGCAAGGGACCAACGCATATGCGCCAGCGAAAGGGAAAAATCATCGTTATCGTCTTGTTTTGTCACCAAGAAAACCGGGTACGGAATCGCCCGGTGAATCAGCTCCGCTAGGCGGTTGGCGTTTGCGCCGGTGCGTAAGTCTGCCCGCAGCACGGCAATTTCCAGATATTCGCGCGCATCATCTCGATATTCCGGCACGCCGATTGTCGTGGCTTTCAACGCCGCCAGCCACTGCACCGATTCAATCCCTTCATTGATCAGGCGCTTATCCGCTGCCGCAGGCGCGCCGTTTTTTACCATCAGCGTTTTGGGCACGCGCTGGTTTACCATGGCGTTTACAGGAATGCCAAGCGCTGCAATCACGTCATCTAAGATCATGCTGCGCCCTCCGATAAGATCACCAGGTAGGCAATCACCTCGAAGTCATTCATCCCGGAAAACTCACCTTTGAGCGCGTATGTACCACCTGGGCTAAACAGGCTTTCAATAGCTCGTTCTTCCGTTTTTCCAACCACTGAATTGACCGCTGCGGAGAGCAGGCGCTGCGCTTGGCGCATATCTTCGCCGCCTTTGGTTGCCCTCTCGAAGCGTTTCATAGCCCCACCATCCAGCAGGTCACGGCCATAGCATACCCGTTTTAGATGATCCAGGATGCGTTTGGCCTGTAAATAGGGTAGTAGAACCGATCCATCATCGCCCACATGCACCAGGTAATGGGGAGCTAATGGATATCCGGATTCGGCGGTGTGCTGCGCGGCTTCACCCTCGGCTCGCAGGCAGAAAATGATTCCCGGCGGTACCTCCACTTCTGGTGCAGTGGTCACGGCAAAAGCGCCGTTAGGCAATGCGTCCAAAACGCCCGGGTACGCGCGGGTATATTCGGCCAGGTCAATGCGGAAATCCGTCAAAGTGAGATCAGCAATGGATACACCCGTGGACAAATCTTCCAGGTCTATTACGGCATCCTGGAGCTTGAGCAACTGCTTGCGGCGGTATTCTAGATCGTTCATCTGATTGCCCGACTGCTCCTCGATCAGATTTTCCTCACCGGTTGCAGAGATGTCCAGAAGCACCATGCGTCCGCTTACCCGCTGCTCCAGGTTGATGTACTCCTCCAGTTCCATGTTGGGCCAGAAGTTGACCAGTTGGATACGCTGGTTAGGGGAGCCAATACGGTCAATGCGGCCAAAGCGCTGGATGATGCGTACGGGGTTCCAATGAATATCATAATTGATCAACCAGTCGCAGTCCTGCAGGTTCTGACCTTCAGAGATACAGTCTGTAGCAATGAGTAAATCTATTTCGCCTTCGCCGGCCAGCTCTATGGGACGTTCCTTTGAGTGCGGCGAAAACGCGGTGAGGATTGTTGATAAATCTCTTCGCAAGCCGGGGATCGTCACCTGATTGCCGCCGGTTCCAGTGACCAAGGCAGTCTCGATTCCCAGCGTTTTCTGGGCCCAGGGTGCGATCTGCTCATACAGGTATCGGGCCGTATCGGCAAAGGCGGTAAAAACAATCACTTTACGGTTGCCTGGGTTGATTGGATGCTGGACCTTGTGCTCAATGACCTCTCTCAGCGCAGATAGCTTTGCATCTCGGGAAGCGTCCACTTGCCTGGCCGCGGTGAGCAAAGATTTCAACCGGTTCCGGTCCTCGATCAAATCCTGCTTCCAGCGGATCAGATCGACATCCTTCAACAAAACCTTTACTTTGTTGCCTACCAGCAGGCTCTCGAAAGCCGGATCATCAATATCGACATTCTCGATATCGATTTCCTCAATCTCCTCAAGCTGTTTCTCAATCCGCGACAGCATTGCTTCCACGTCACGTAGCTGCCGCTCCACGGTCAAGGCAAAGGACGACGCTGCGCTTTCCATGCGTTTGAGCACGTTCACGCGCAGCAGGTGAATCAGGCTTTCTTCACGGTCCGCTTGCCGAAAAAAGCTTTCGCCGCCGCGAAGCGTGGTGCTGTACTTCCTGTCGTAAGCCTCCTGCCGTTGCGGTAACACATAACGCAACGGGGCATAACTTGCCAGGTTCAGCCGGCGAATCTCATAATTGATTTCACGGATCGAGCGGAACTCGCCGGCTCGGTCTACGTCTGCCTTAATATTGATCGGCTTCAGACGATCTGGAAACCTGCCCGTTTCCTTGGTATCGTAATACTTGACGATGTGCTTGCGCGATCTAGCAATCGTCAACAGATCTAGCAAGGTGAAATAGTCAAATCCGAGCATTTCGATTAGCCGCGCCGGGGTACGATCCGTTTCATCCAATTCTAACCAGCGGTTGAACTGCTTTTGCGCTAGCTGCGTAGTGCTATCAATGCTGTTGATGCCATATTGATAAAGGGCCGTATCATCGCCTTCGGTTGCGAAAGCAATCTGGTTGCGTAGGTCCGCCAGACGGTTATTGACCGGCGTGGCGCTGAGCATTAGCACGCGCGTCTTCACGCCTTCTTTGATGATCTTCCGCATCAAACGGTCATAGCGTGTTTCCGGTCCGGTTTGCGCGGTGCGCTTATTGCGGAAGTTGTGCGATTCATCAATAACTACCAGATCATAATTGCCCCAATTGACGTGCGCCAGATCAATGTCACCGGATAAGCCACCGTTCCTCGAAAGGTCCGTATGGTTCAAGACATCATAGTTGAACCGGTCTGAGGCAAGAATATTGCGCCGGTCATTGGCTTTATATAGCGTCCAGTTATCGCGTAAGCGCTTGGGACACAGCACCAGCACGCGATCATTGCGCAGCTCGTAGTACTTGATGATCGCCAGCGCCTCAAATGTTTTCCCTAAGCCCACGCTGTCGGCGATAATACAGCCGCCAAACCGGTTCAGCTTATCAATCGCCCCAATGACTCCATCGCGCTGAAATTTAAAAAGCTTTTTCCAAACAACAGTGTTACGAATACCCGTTGCTGCCTTGACAATGTGATCCTCATCCAGCCCTTCTCCCTGATTGGAAAATAAAACATGCAAAATCCGCGCGTAGAGAAGCGAAGGTTCGTGAGGATCGGAGAGTGATTGCAGGCATTGGATCAGATCTGCATTCGCGCTGCGATCATTAGAAAGAGACTTCCACTGTCCTTCAAACCACTGGCTCAGCAATAGCGCTTCTTCCGGCGTTTCGGATATCTGGATCAGGCTCATTGGGTTACCTGGCGCCATCCCGAAGCCCTCTGTGGTGAAGGAGAGCGAGCCAAACAGCACCAGCACCGGCCTGGCGTTCGCGTCTCGAACAATCATAATGCCCTGCGGAATCGGACCATTCGCGTGGCGAGATTCTACTTTTTGGTCAATCCATGCCGCGCAGCGCTTGGCCAGCCAATGGGATTGCATCTTGTTTCGCGCAGCCCGGTCTGTTTCAGCCCCAAGTAAACCCAGGTCCATGCCATTCGGCGGGACAATCATGCGAACCCGCGCTAAATTCGCTACTTCATTTCGCAAATTGCTCAATGCAAATAGCGAGAATGCGTTTGTTACGAGATCGAGTTGATAATATGCTTTAAGCCAAGGCTGCAAATGATCGAATACTCGATCTGTGCCTGCATTTTGTATTACCCGCATATCGATACTCTTTCCTAAACCCTTGTATGCATTAATTGTTCTTCTTTGTAAGAGGTAAGATTTGAGGTGATATAACTTTTTTCTTTCTAATTTATCCAATCCTTGAATGCTTCACGACGAAATTGCCAATTTTAAACCTTGGAAGCTTCTGCGTTGGGATAATTTGTACAGAGACGAAACCGGAACCCACAGATAATCAGCAACATTTTCAATAGTCATGATATCCAGGAGATGATAATCCATTGGAAGCGCTCTAGTATAGGATAAATATATTATACCTATAGGATTGGAATTTATTGTTCAAAATTGCCATTATTATTTTTTGTGAAAGACATCTTTGCGGTCTGCAAGATATAATGCTGGTGAATATTTTATTTTGTGTTTCATTGGGCTAGATGGAAAAAGAAAGTGACTGCGATAGCGAAAAACATGAGCATCCCCGAAAAATATCAGATATGGGTCGAAGCACGCAGGTGTTGCTCATTTCTGATGCTCAGGTCCAGATGACAAGAGAATTGGGTCTGAACCTACACAAATTCGGCAAGCTGCCGAATGAAAAGCAAGAGGCCTGGAAGAAACCCTTACCGGGGTTTATCGAGGAGGTTTATTACAAGCGTTTTGGTAGGAAGCAGCCCGAGGTGGTTCGTAGCATCGAGCAAATGGTCCAGGATCAGCGAGAAAAGAAAGCAGAACGAAAAGCACATCAGGTCAAGCCATCAGAGGAATAAATCAGTTCTGGTACGAGCGTAAGCCAGAATTAAATCTATCGGTTCATCTCAATTTTCTCATCATTTGACCCAGGGGAAAAATGATCAGAGGACATTGAAAACCGACAAACTCACGAGAATATCAAGCCATCAATTATCCAATCCCACGATAGACGAATCGTACAGTCCAAGCAATCCAGCCTTTGCCACCAGGTGCTCCCGGGTGAGCGCGTGCAATCGGTCCTTTAGCCTGGAAACGTAACACCTCACGGTTCGAGGTTTGATGTCGCATAGTATTCCAAGCTGCTCATCGTTCATCCCGGAAGCCAATCCCTGGAGAATGCGGCATTCTGTTTGGGTAAAACTCATTCGTCTGTGTGGCTTTTCGTTTTGTATTGGGGTAACGATTAACGTGTCGCCTTTTTGGATAGCCTGAAAAGGGCCGCTATGCGCTTTGAAGGGTGGTTCCCATAGTCCCATTTGAATACGTTGGATAAGAATTTCGGCTTTGGTGGTCTCGTGTGAAACGATAATGGCATTGTCTTCGGCAATAAAAACAACGTGGGACAAGGAATAAAAATCCCCTTTAAAAATGGTTTTATTTTTGTTTTGATCAGGTTATTTTATTTTTATGAGTGTGTTCCGGTAACTGTTAATAACTGCAACTGCGATTGCGGATTCCTGCAATCGATTGCGGTTTTTTAAATTAAATATAAGCTTTAGGATGTCAAAAGCGGTAAAACTGCCGGTCGTTCTGCCGCTTTTGACAAATTGTATGGAGGGTATGGAAGCAGTACATTCAGAACATCCTAAACAGTAAGGAGTTTTGATGAAGCAAACGGACAACGCAGCGCTCTTGACCGTCGATGCGTCCCAGCAGATGCGCATGGCGGCGAAATCCATGCGCGATTTAGCCATTGGACTAGAACATTATGCCAGCGAGCCTTGTTTATCGGCGATTCATAAGATTGGTCGGGACTTGAATCGAATGGGATGGAATGCACTCTATACGTCCCTTCTGATGATTGATTTGGCAGAAGTATTACAGGAGGGTGTCGAGAATCCAACGGAGCAGGTTAAAGAGGACATTTATTACCAACAACTGGATGCTTTACTAACGGCGATCAACTATTTTTCCAGAAGTATCGTTCATGTGAAAAGTGTTGGGAAAAATGTTCAACGGAATGAAGAAAGCAGGGGCCATTCAACAGAAATTTATCACCGGCTGAAAGAAGTCGCATATGAATGCAGATCCCTCTGAAGAAACGGGTGGGGAACCAGACAACTTGTTTTCAGAAGGAAAGATCCGTGAGTTTTGTTTTGAACTGGCATTAGCGCTTCGCCGAATCACGGGACGAAAAATCACTCACGGACTGGAAGAACTTCCGCCTGTCATTCGAGAGGCGATTAAATATGCTAACGAAGAATCGCCGGATCTTTTTCGAGAATCGTCCGAAGAGGAAATGGCGACCTCTGCTGAAGGGGACCAGTTGTAATGAGTGTTAGTCAGTCACCTTCATGCTTCTGTATATTTTCGAACGAGTGTCAGGATTGCCGCCGTTACCTCTTTTCGGGTGCCAGAATCAGAGATCTTCGCAATTGCCAGGGCGACATCGACAGCTTCAGGCGGCAGACCTTCCTGATCAATCGAGCGAATATCGAAGGCTTTCAAAGCTGGCCATCCAGCCAGCGTCAAAAACTCATTCGGATTGATCCCAAAATGGTCCGCCATTAAGATACAAATGTGCATACTGGGACGTTGTCCATCAAGAATACGACGAACACCTTGGTGATCCAGCCCTGCGCGTAAACTGGCTTCGCGGTAGCTCTCGTTGTGCTTTTCTAACAATTCGCGTAGTCGTTTGATCAGCGGTTCTGGAGTAAAAGGCGTGTCTAACGTTTCTCGTCGTGATTTTGCGATTGGCTTTTCCATCTATAGTTACCTGTTTTATAAAGAAGGGATGGCATGACGGATTAAGAATAAGAGCGATTATAGCATTAGAACGTTAAGCAACAATGCTTAAACGACATTGCTGTTGACGATGTGGTTTGTAAGTGCTATTATGGCATTAAATATTAACGAGCTCAAACTACTCTCTAAAATGAATTCAACAGAGGTATCAATGACGCAGATTGAAACATCGATGGAAACGGATACAGGCGAACTCAAGATCACCCGCCTGCTAAAGATCGAAGAAGTCGCAGAAATCACTAAGATTTCTACGTCACATTTATATGCTTTGATCAACGAGCGGGTTCTACCGGCTGTACAGTTTGGGCGTGCGAAACGAATTCGCCCAGAAGATCTTGAAGAATTTATTCGTTCAAACCTGACAGTTTCTGAATCTTAACCTCGTTTTTGGAACAACTCCACTCGATCCATTTTAGGAAATTTACCCTGGCATTTTTATCGCCAATACTGTAGTAAATCCATTTTAGATCTTGCGCCTGTTCGGGCGTATCCGCAAAGGACAAAAATAGTTCCGATAGTGCTTTATCATCCTGTTCGCCGAGATCAAGCCAACCTGCAAGGCCATATACCTGAACACGCGGAATTCCAAGAAAATCCGCAATTGCATTACATACGCCTGCATCTGGAGACTTCTCACCATTCATTATGTGCGAGAGGTGAGAAGCGCCAATATCCATTTGTGCAGCTGCTTTACGGACAGATATACCTTTTAAATCAAGGAAGTTTTTCAGAACTGTTGTGAGTTGGATGGCTTTATCGGGCAAGGGTTTACGACTAACATGTGGCATAGCTTGACACCCTCATCAGACTAAAATATACTCCTATATGTGTTTATTTGGACACATTCGAAACACTTGGAGAAAAACAACGAGGATAACGATGACTGATCAAGTAAAACGCCCACGACGAGGCAATAATGAAGGCTCCATTCGCGAACGCAAGGATCGAGGGAACTGGGAAGCGCAAGTGACGATTCAGGGAAAACGAATGACCAAGACATTCGAAACCCGCACCGAGGCGCAGAAATGGGTCCGAGAAATGTATAACCATTCAGACGCTGGTTTGACTTTCTCTACGGCCCGGCTCACCATGCAAGAGGCGCTGGAAAAGTGGCTGGAAGGTGGAAAGGCCAATTGGCAGATGAAAACACATTCGCGCTATAGTGAAGTCGTTCGTCTTCACATCATTCCTCACCTTAAACCAAAATTGAAGTTGATGGATGTCAAGCAAGAACATGTAGAAGCCATCCTAAAAGCAATTAGGGAGAAAGGCGTTGGCGTACGGTCTCAGAAATACATCCTTTCTACATTACATAAGTTTTTTGCTGATATGATGGTCAAGCGGGCTATCGTTTATAATCCGACGGTAGGCATTAAGATCACCTACAAACCTCCTGAAATGCTTACACTCTCCAGAGACCAGGTGAAATTATTTCTCAAAACCGCTATAGGAAACCGGAACGAGCACCTGTTCTACCTGGCTTTCGTGACGGGTATGCGCCAGGGCGAGTTGCTCGGATTGAAATGGAGCGACATTGATGAGGGTAGCCAATCGCTGATGGTGCAGCGCCAGGTTCAATGGGTTGATCATCATACCGACAAAGAAACACCGCGCTTCTTCTTTAAAGCACCCAAAAGCAAGGCTGGCGTCCGGCGTATTCCGGTTGGGCCAGAAGCTATCAAAAGACTAAGACTTCAACGAGGCCAGGTTGTGATGCAGAAGATGGTCAACGCAGACAAGTGGCAGGAAAACGACCTGGTATTTCCAAATCTCATGGGAAACCCCATAGATCCCAACAATCTGATTAAGGATTTACGGAAATTGCTTTCTGAAGCAGCGCTTCCGGCGATTCGTTTCCATGACATCCGGCATACCTGCGCAACTCTGTTATTGTTAAAGAACGTCCATCCCAAGGTCGTATGTGAACGGTTAGGCCATTCAGATATTCGCATAACCCTGGAACGGTACTCGCATGCGATCCCTTCGATGCAAAACGAAGCGGCGCAGATGATCGAGGGATTGATCGGGGATGATCCTGTCCTTCCTCAAAGTCCTTCTCAGGTTGTTTACCAGCCCAAAACAGACGTTTTAGACCTTTAGCTAAATTGCAGGCAAATTGCAGGCAGGACAAAAAAAATGGCAAAAACAGCGCTCAAAAAGGTTCATCAGATAGCAAATGTGGGGGCCGGTGTTATCCGAACCCCCACATATCATGGCGCCCCCGGCAGGTCTCGAACCCGCAACCTACTGATTCGAAGTCAGGCGCTCTATCCAATTGAGCTACGAGGGCGTGGCAACTTGCTTCATGACTGTAATCAAAAAATCAGTTGCTCTATTATACCACTACTTTTTATTATTCCTTTATCAGTAGGTTGCGGGTTCGAGACCCACCAGGGGCTTGATAAGAAGTATGTTCATTATGGAAGATTTGGCAAGAAAATAGCAGAAAATCTTCTTAATAATTGTTATCACTGATAACTTTACTCAGTATATGGCCTCTTCGTGGTATAATAGTAATGTAGAATAAAATTATTCTACATTTTAATTTGTCACCACTTTTTTTAAAAAAGTGTATAATATAAATATAAACAGAATAGAAATTCATTGGGAATTACCTATTAGATAGTAGGGACTTCCCTACTTGTATTTAAAGCACAAATGTGCTATAATGCTGTTTGGTTTAAGTTGCTTCTCAGAGTCCATTGACTTTGAGATTCAACGAACGGTAACCGGCTTCTCATTACTTTAAATAGGCTTTTTGGCTTTCAAAATAAAAGTCAAGGCCATATTGCTATTTAACCTCAAATTTTGAGGAAAATGTTCAAAGGGTAAGTTAAAAGGAATTAGGACATGAAACTAAATGATAGTAAATTCAGGAAGATTCCACCAGAAGTTAGATTTCTCAGAAACAAAAATTCAGGGAAAGCAGTTCACAGATATTGACGCTATTTTAGATTATGGAAACAAGGGATGGGTATTAGTTGAATGCAAAGTTAAAGGCAATCCGCTTCCTTACGGTCAAAAACTTGCTTTGGAAAGAATGGTTAATGACTTTGCTAAAGCTGAAAAGCCTGCCTTATTAGTTGTTGCCGAACACGAAACGCCAATTAACGAAGATATCCGATTTGAGGAAACAAAGACAAATTTAATATACTTCAATGGCAAATGGCGAAACTTAGATGAAACTCCAACAACTTATGTAATTGATTATTTTCTTCGGAATAAATGTATGTAGATAATTCACGCAGTATATTGTAATTTAAAGAGGACAAACAAAATGAAAATAAACGATATTGAAATGAATGAGCTAAAAGAACTTTTTGAAATGACTTTTGACAGTGAATACTTTGATGAAAAGAGAATGATGCTCATGGTGAAAGAATTTGGACTTGAGAAAGTGAAGAGTGTGCTTCACTACTTTGCTGTTAATCCACCAAGAAATGAGTTAAAACCAGGACAAAGATTTAACCCATTTGGTTTTTTCTGGAAAGCTTGTAATTTTTGGATTCTTTAATAATTTTCGAAGAAAGGAATAAAAATACTATGAACAACAACAATAGATTTAATGGATTTACGATGGTTAGTGATTTTTTGACCTGGAAGTATTCAGATAGAGCTTTAGCTGATGTATTTGGAAAAATTAAGCGTTTCGCATTAATGGGTAATGATAATCTTTGCAAAGCAACGAGAAGCACGATTGCAGAAGAATTAGGCTATACAGAAAAGACCGTGAAAGCAAAGAAAGACCTCCTAATTTCAGAGGGTTATTTGGTAAGTAGGACAAAAGAAGGTTTAAGGAATCATGCTCAAATCTTAGCAATCACAGATAAATTAGATACAGAAGAAACTGCATTTTGGGAATATGCAGAAGAAATCAGGAATAAGCAAACAGAAAATAGTGAAATAAAAGAAAGCTATTACAGTCTTTTTATGAAGTATGCTACAGAAAATAAGATTGAACCCTTTTATTCTGAAAAAGTTGTTTCGGTAAATTTACCTATACATACGGTCATTTTACCTATACATACGGTAAATTTACCTAATGTATCGGTAAAAGAGACCGATGACAATACTCTCAAGACTGTAGAAACTGTAGAAACTCTTTTTTCGGAAAAAGAACTTGACTCATCTCCTTCAGTCGCTAACGCTCCTTCAGTCATTGAGTCAATGCCTTCGGCAATAGAACATACTGAAATTGATTTAGAGAATGATAATTTAAAAAATGAAAGTAATCACTCTAAAGAAAGTAATCATTCTGATGATTCTAATGATTCTAAAAAATTTACGCTTTCAGCGAATATTCTAGAAAGTATTTTTGATTCATCAAGTTCTCAAAATGATACGCTTTCAGCGGATTTTCCAGGTTTACAACCATCCAGTGAGAGTACACTCTTAGCGACTAACTCAGCGAGTAGTTCTATTCAGGTAGACAAATATCCCGAATCGGATATCAATAATCAAAAAACTCCAAATCAGGATGATAATCTTCTTCCAAGTACGGAGTATCAAAAGATTTTTTTAAAACGCTTTGGTCTTGAGAGATTTAAATATCCAGAAGAAAAAATAGTTTTCAAGAAGATAGAAAAGTATTACGGGGATAAACAATGGTTTGACATAAGCAAACTAGGTGAGGGTCACTCTGATTACAGTAATGCCATTATAGGCTTAAGAGCGTTTGTTTAATTCGCATAGAAAAAGCTCTCTAGAATGCCATAGAAGGCCCAAAATAAGCCCATAGAGCGATTTTACTATCTTGTAGTTAATCGAAGATATAAATTCACAATTTTTAATATTTAACCAAAAATAAGCCCGTAGAACAAAACGGGCTTTAGGAGACAACATGAAAATAGATTTTATTACTAACCCGTACTTCTATCTTTGCATTCTATTTTTGCTTTTATTCTTGTCTGTAAATGAAGTATCCACGAGGATTTTTATTTCAGCTTTCTTTGTGGTAGCTGTAGTTATCCCAGGAATGAGAAAAAAGAACTGTTAAATTAACAGTAAGGAAAGATTATGAAAATATCAAATGAAGAATTTTTAGAAATGGTAAGAAATGCCAGGGAACATTATTCTTACGTAAATTACCCAATTAATTATCAATTAGTAATTGACAAAGAATTTAAATATAAATTTGGCCGATTCTCTTACGAATATTTTGATGAAGAGAGAGTTTTGAGATTTAACTATGAGGAAGAAGAAAATGAATAAATGTGCTATTTGTGGAAAGTCTACAAAATTTGATTTATATAATTCATGCTGGAAAACTTTCAAGGGGGAAGCATGGGCAAAAGCCCTTGTAAAGATAGACAAACACGCAAGATACCTAGATTCAACAAATAGAGAGATTTCTTTTTGTGATTTATCTGAAAGGGAGCTAGAAAGCCTTAATTGTACCCATTAAGCCCTAGTTATTAGCTATATATATTAGAGAGAAGAATAACCATTTTATTAATTGAGATTTTATGAGTAAATTTTTTGTTATTCTTCTCTCTTGTTAATTAAAAATGACAGTGAAACAAAACACTTACAAAATAGGAGACTTAAAAATGACAGATGAAATTAATACTTCTAGTGATGATTCTACGGTTGACACTCCGGTAACAAATGAAGAGAAGAAATTCACGCAAACAGAAGTTAACAAGCTAGTCCAGGACCGTTTATCTAGAGAACGCGCATCTTCTAAACAAATCAAAGACGAACTAGAAAATGTGAAAAAGGACTATGAAGGCAGATTATCGTCTTATGAAAGTGTTCTTCAAGATTTAGTTACTCAATTAAAGAAAGATATTCCAGAAAACTACAGAAAGCTTCTAGACAGTCTTTCACTAACTGAACAGTATGAATTTTTGCGAAAAGAAGAAAACAAAATTCCTCTAAAACAGGTTCCTACTTCAAGACAAAATGAAGAACAACCCAATAAACCCAAAAGAAAATTTAGTCAAATTTTTTAGGAGATTTAAAAATGGCCGATTTAACAATTTCTAATTTCGGTATTGATGGTTTCAGCGCTCAAAAATGTGTATCCATTTCTGAATTACATGCTGGTGAGGCCCTCACTAAAGGTGAAGCTTGCCGTATTGATTCTGATGGAAAAGTGTACGGTGCTGTTTCGACCGAAACAACTATTTCTGGTGTAAGTGACTTTGACGGTTTTGCTATGCGCGCTGTTACAAGTGGCGGCGCTGTTACTCTATTCGGATTAGGCGCCATTTGTAACTATGCTGAATCGATGACTCCAGCGAGCTTCCTATACGTATCGGATACCAAAGGCAAGCTAGGTACTACAGCTCAAAATGTAGCAGATAAACCCGTAGCAAAAGTCATAACTGATTCGGAGATAGTAGTGATTCGCTAAACCAGTTTCACGAAAAATTTAATTAGAGGTAAAAGAAAAATGAGCAAAATTTATTCTTTAGACGATTTACTCGCCCAGAGTTTCACGAACATTGCTACTCTAGGCATTGATAATATTAATGATTCCATTCAAGCGCATCTAGATTGGTTAAACGCTTCAATCAACGAACAGATGACATTATTAGCCGAAAGAACTACAGACCAGAGAAGAATTTGGGGCGGTAGTGAACGAATGGAAATGAATGAAGTCGATGAATTCGGCGTTGCTAGAACTCAAGCGCCTACTTCAGGTTTAGAACTAGGCTTTCCACTTCGAAAGTTTGAGGTATCCACCGGTTGGACAAATGATTATCTCCAGAGAGCTACAGGTAAAGAGATTGCCAAAAAGTTACTTGGCGTTCAGACTGCTTATGCTCAAAGAATTCAAGATGAACTCCTATTCTCCATCTTCAACAATGTCAACTACACCTATGTTGATACCTTCGTAGACAAAACTTCTCTAGCTGTGAAGGCTTTTCTAAATGCAGATGGAGCCGCTATTCCAGACGCCCCAAATGGAACTACTTTTGACGGTTCTACCCATACGCACTATAAAGGCCGCGCTGGTGGTTCTCTAGCCTATACAGATATTGATTCCCTAATCTCCAATGTTGTTGAACACGGGAATATGAAAGGTGTCTCTCTATTTGTTCCTGAAGCAATGGTAGCTACTCTTTCCGGTTTAACTTCAACAAAATTTGTAAAGTTAACAAGCGCTGTTCTTGTTCCTGCAAATACTTCAGATGCTACTATCGTTCGTGATAATGTCGATAATGACCCTGCTAATAAGCTTGTTGGTTATTGGGATTCCTACCCTGTCTATACTCGCTCTTGGGTTCCTGCAAATTACATTGCAGTTCTAGCCACTGGAGCAAGTGAAAAACCTCTCGTTTATCGTGAAGATAAATACGTTCAGGGTCTAGTTGGTGATATGGAATATGGAAATCCAGTAATTACTGCAAAAGCTTTCAAAGCATATATGGGTGTTTCGGTTTGGAATCGTGCTGCTGGTGCTGTTCTATACACTGGTGGAACTTCTTACGTTAAACCTACTCTAACTCGCTAATATCTTGTTTCGTTCCATGAAAAGAGGGCAAATTTAATGCCCTCTTTTCTAATATTTAAAGGGAGGTAGAAAAAATGTTAAAAGACTATTTAGAAGCTAGATTTTCTTCCCTTTCAAATCAATTGAATTGGACTGAAACAAACTATGAACTTGTTGTAGAAGATACCTTAGAACTCTATGGTGTTATTGACGAAAGTTTAGCCACTGATACGAATAAGCTTCATAAACTTGGCATTTATTCATTCTTAAAAGCCGCTCTAACTGAGATTTCCTTGGATTATGGCTTCAGTATAGATGGGAGTTCATTCAGTAGAAATCAGGCATTTAATCAACTACAGTCTTTATTCTTACAAGCTGAAAGAGATGCTTCTCCATATCTACCTGGTAATCTAGAAATTGGTGAAATTACTTTCGAAGAAAACCCTTATTCATTCAAACCATTATTATGAGGTTCTTATGAGAAAGATTATAGGCAACGAACTAGAAAAGCTCATAGACCTTCAAATAGAATCAATGTTTGATTTATGTGTGATTAATCGACTTGAACAAAGTAAAGATTCTTATGGTGGTTTGATAAAAAGCTATGTACCTTATTCTGGAATTTCAGGAAGTGGAATACCTTGTGGGATAAAAATAAATTCGGCAAGCAAAACTTACCCTTCAGATTTAACAGTAATTGATAAAGAGATTTCGGTTAGATTACCTTTAGAAGAACTCAATAACTTTACTGAAGATGACCTAATAGAAGTAATTGAAAGAAATGGAGAATCAGTTTCAGGAATTTTCTATGGAATTCAGGGAATTCAAAGAGGTGTTACCTGTACTTTAGTTACCTGTAAATTTATTAGCGCATAGAGGAATTATGGACATAGAAATCAAGGGTCTAAATGAACTTCTTACACAATTCAAAGACCTTAAAGACCTAGAAATAAATAAAGGGTTACTTGCTGGAGCCATTACATTAGAAGGCTATGCAAAAGAAAATGCACCCGTAAAAACTGGATTTCTAAGAAATTCAATTTCATCTAGAGAAATAGAAAATGGCGCACAAGTAAACATTAGTGCTAACTATGCTTTCTATGTTGAGTATGGGAATAGTAAATGGATAGGGAAACCTTTTCTACGTCCAGCGATTGATGAACATCAAGCTGAAATTTTAGTGGCTATTAAAGATGAACTAGAGAAGAGAATGAAAGATATCACATGAAAGAGGTAACTTAATAATGGAAGTAGAAAATAAGTTATATACAAAGTTAAGTTCAATCTGTGAAACTGTAGCTTGTGAAAAACCGGGAAGGGCGGCTGATGTCATTGTTTATCGAAGAATTTCTACAAACAAAATTCGCAGTCAATCAGGTAATCTCGGAGAAACCAATAGATTTCAAATAGAATGCTATGGTACTTCTCTCGTTAAATCAAGAGAACTAGCAGAAGAAGTAAAAATCGCGCTGGATTTAAACACTCAAGATTTTCATATAGCATGGTTAGAGAATGACTTCTACGAAAAAGACATTGAACTAAACCTCTATAGAACTGTATTAGAGTTCTTTATCACAGAGTATAACAATTGAGAATTTAACAATTGAAATTTAATTAGGACAAATTTAGGAGATATTAAAATGGCTAAAAGCAACTTTGGATTCGGCCTTCAGAAAGAAACTGCTTCAGGTGTATTTACTACTTTGGGTGAAATTCGAAAGATGGATAATCCAGAAGTAATCAGAGAATATATTGATTCAACTACACAAGATTCTAATGGATACAAAGAAAAGATTTTTGGTGGACTTACTGAACTAGGTTCATTCAAAGTCACTCTTGCAGTAGCTTCAGGTATGTGAATCTATACGATTCTACGCAAGAAGATGCTAACTATAAAATTCTTTGGCCTACTGGAGATTACTTCGTATTTGAAGCTGGTGTAAGTTCATTTAAACCAGTGGATGTAGATTCTGATAAACCAGATATCTTAACTTGTGAAATTGAATTAACTCCAACTGGTTCATTCACATTTGAAGAAGCTGCATAAATGAAAAAGGGAGCCTAAAAACTCCCTTTTTGGTTTTGATAACCCTTTATTATCGAAAGCATACATACTTTATAAACAATTGGAGAATTTAAAATTATGGCTAGAAGAGCAACGAAACAAGATAAATTGGATTTAACACGCTTATTTACACAAGAACTTGAGATAAATGACCTTACTTACATCGTAAAAAAGTTAAACGCTGAAGATTTAATTCAAATTCAAAGCACTATTAAAGATAATCAACCAACAATGGATTACTTTATTTCCCTCGTTTATTTCTCAGTAATTGATGAAGATAATAAACCATTCTTCACCAAAGAAGAAATTCATAACTTGAATGCAGATGCTTTCAATAAATTCTTGACTGCAATCGTGGAGCTAAACGGGTTAACTCAAGAAGCAATAAATAAATCTCGCAAACAAATAAAAAACTAAACAGTCCTTTGCATTTTGCCTATAAGTTAGCTTCTCACCTAAAGAAAAGTGTAAAGGAAATTCTAGAACTTGATGCAGATGAATTTATAAACTGGCAAATTTATCTAGAGAATAACCCCACTGAAGAAGAAATCATAAACTACGCACAAGCAAATATCAATCTAACACTAGCTACCTTGAATTCAGATAAACGATTCGAGCTAGATGATTTTCTATTTAAGTTCAGTGGTTCTTTACCAGAAGATAAAAATTTAGCAGAGAAGCAATTAACAATGTTTAAAGCTTTATTTGGCAAAAATAAATTATAGGTGTTTTATGGAATTAAATGATTTATCAGTAAATATCATAGCAAATGCAAAGGACTTTGTTAGTGGAATTGATACAGCTTCAAATAGTGCAAGTTCATTCAGTGACAAGTTATCTGGAATCGGGAAGGGAGTAGTTACCGCTGGATTAGGCGCTTTGACAGTGGGTGTAGGAGCAGCTACAGCGGGATTAATTGAATCTGTAAAAGCGGCTAGTGATGCAGAAGACATTCAAGCACAACTACACAGTGTATTGACTTCAACGGGTTTTGCTGCTGGAATGTCAGCGGGTGCAATTAATGATTTAGCGACTGAACTAGGTAATACTACAAAGTTTGAAGATGACGCTATTGTTTCTGGTGAAAATTTATTGCTAACCTTTACCGGAATTGGTAAGGACGTTTTCCCGGATGTAACTAAAACCATGCTTGATATGAGTCAAGCAATGGGTCAAGATTTAAAATCGTCTGCACTTCAATTGGGAAAAGCTTTGAATGACCCTGCGAAAGGTTTAACAGCACTTACAAGAGTTGGTGTTACCTTCACAGATGAACAAAAGAGCCAAATTCAGGCATTAGTAGGTACAGGTAAAGCCTCTGATGATTTAGTTAATGCTGGAGTCAAACTCACCAAAAATCAACTAAAGATGATTGACGGTTATGGTGAAGAAGTTGACGCTATGACAGCGGCTAAAATGGCTGGAATTACTTTAACCGATGCTCAAACTAAACTATTTGAAGGGATGACTTCAGGTGAAGGTAAAGTCAAAGCACAACAATTATTGTTAGCCGAACTCAAGAAAGAATTTGGTGGAAGTGCTGAAGCAGCCGGACAAACGGCAAGCGGGCAATTCGAGATATTCAAGAACAAGTTAGGCAATATTGGTGAAGAAATTGGAACTTCCCTTTTGCCTACACTGACAACTTTAGGCGGAATGCTAATCACAACATTGAATAATCCCATTGTAACCGATGGTATTACAAAAATTGCAACTGGATTAAGCACCTTCGGCGCTCAATTAGTTGCAAATATTCCTCAAATTATTACTACTTTATCTCAAATTCCCACATGGTTTCAAAATAATCAAGGAATTATTGTTGGAATTCTAGCCGCTCTAGGTGTTGCGGTTGGCGCTTTTGTATGGACTACAGTTATTCCAGCTATTACGGCTGTAGTTGTTTCAATGGCTCCAGTTATTTTAATTATTGGTGCAGTTGGTTTAGCCGCTTATGGGCTTTATCAAGCATGGACCACTAATTTTATGGGTATTCAAGATACGGTAAATCAAATTTGGACAAGTATTTCACCGATATTTAATACTATCGTTCTTTGGTTACAGACAAATATTCCAGTTGCTTTGAAATTCTTGTCTACAGCATGGACTACAGTTCTTTTACCAGGAATTCAAGCTGTTTGGGGTTGGTTGTCTAGCACGCTATTTCCTTTCTTAGGGGCTTTAGGTCAACTCATTGGTACGATTGTTGTTATTGCGGTTCGTTCTTTAGTGGCTATATTCGTCAATGTCTTATTACCTGCTGTTACAGATGTTTGGTCTTTTCTTCAGGAAAAATTAGGACCAACGTTTACTTGGCTTGAAGATATTATCGTTAATCATTTAGTGAAAGCGTTCAATTGGATGTCAGACGCCATTCGAGCGGCAAGAAACTGGATACGTGAATTGATAGACCAGTTAAATAATCTTCACATTCCATCTTGGCTACAAATTCATAGCCCCCCAGAAATTGCACAAGCTTTCTACTGGACAAGTGATTCTTTAAAACCGTTGATTAATAGTGAACTTCCAAAGCTAAACGCGCAACTAAATGTTAATCGCTCTAATCCAATTTCAACTAAGAACGACGTAAAGAAATCTAATGACGAAAACCTTTCTGATTTGCTTAATCAACTCATCAAAACAATGGACCCTAAAGAATTAGGCAATGCTTTTGCAAATGCTTTAATTAATCATGGAGCTATTTAAATTATGGCTGTATATTGTGAAGAAATTCGTTATGAACTCTATATAAATGATGAATGGGTAAATATCTCTAAATATGTTCAAACTGTTAGCGCTAGTTGGGGAATTTCAGGAACATCAAGGCTTGATAGGGTTGCTGATGTTGGAGAAATTTCTTTAGACCTAAAAAATGAAAATGGGAGGTTTACACCAGGTTCAATAAATTCTATCGCTGGATTTGGCAAGGGTAATAAATTTAGAATGACTTTTGTTTATGTAGATGAAAAAGTTAAATTCCTTGGAAGAATAAATGAAATTAATCTTGATTTAAAAAATAAGGTTACAAGAATTAAAGCTGTAGATTATTTCTTCTTTTTAGAAAATATTCCCCTAACTTTTAATACAGTATTACTTGGAGAAGATATCTCAGGAATTAGTGAAGAAATCATTTCACTAATTCCTGAAGAACCTAATAACACTGTGTATCATCATGGTACTGATACTTTTGAAGTCGCTTTTGACCAAATTGGAAATTCAACTACAGCCATTCAACAATTTAATTATTTAACTCGTTCAGAACTAGGATGGATTTATCTTAAACATAATCCAGAAACTTTAGTAGTAGAAGGGCGCTATACTCGTTCTGTTTCGGATAGATTAGCACCAATTCCAAAGAATGATGAGTATGCAACTACTGAAAATAATGAATTGATACTGTTTGAAGATAATTCAAGTTGGATATTAGACTACACACAAGATGCTATCTTTAACAACTTAAATACTAATGCTGAAGTTTCTTACGGCTCAAATATCTCTAATGTTGTAACCGCAAAGATAAAACCACGTTCTTACTCATCTTCACCAGTAGCTTTATATACAGAAAGTCAAATAATTTCATTATCCGCTGGAGAAAGCAGAACATATACAGCAAAATTTCAAGACCCTGCAAATAAAGCAGTAAAGATATGTGGAAAGAACATGGTAAATCCAGTTTCTACCACAGATTATCTAATGTATGCAAATGCAGACGGTTCAGGGACAAACTTAACAGCTTATTTAACGGTTTCTTGTGTTTTCTTTACTGATAGTGCAGAAATAACAATAACAAATAGTTATTCAAATACTGGTTATGTAACAAAATTAATTCTAAGAGGTACAGGAATTTATCAATACAGCGATTTGGAATATACAGCTAAAGACAGCGAAAGTGTTATTAATAATTTACCACAATCTTTGAATTTAGATATGAAGTATCAATCTTCTTACGATTCAGCATCAAACATAGCAAATAAAATCTTACAAACTGATAAAGACCCTAAAACTATGCTAGATGAAATCACTTTTCTTGCTAATAAAAGTGATTTAGCAATGCTTTCCTTTATAAATTGTGATATCGGTGATTTAGTCCTTATCAAAGATAATGAGAATGGTATTAATGACTACTTTTATATCAATAAAGTCAAATTCAATATTACTCCAGGTGGAATTATTACTTTCTCTTGGTTAGTGATTCCGGCTTTATCTTTAACAGATGTTTATTGGATTCTGGACAGTTCTCAACTTGGCATAAATACAATTCTAGGATATTAGTTCTAGAATGTTAGGAGGTAAATATTATGGGTTTATCTGCGTGGAAAAATTGGATTCCTGGTGAAACAGTTACTTCAGCAATGTTAAATGACCAAATAAAGAATCAAGGTGAAAATTTATGGAAGTATCAAGCCGCTGGTGATTTAGAATATGCTACTTCAGGTACAGAACTTACACGACTTCCAATTGGTTCTAATAATCAGTTTATGCGCGTTTCGAGTGGTGCTCCTTCATGGCAGTCTTTCACAACTTCCATGATTCCGGGTGCTTCATCCAGTGTATGTTATGGATTGAAGAGTAAAGGGGGTACAGTCGCTTTTGTCGATGCTACAGGTTTTGTTCTTCAAACTGTATCAACTCAAAATATTAACTACAACACTTACACAGCTTTAGTATTCAACAATGAAACTTACGATAGTGATAGTGTTGCATCGACAACTCAGGTTGTTATTCCAAGTTCGCTTTATGGCTTATGGCATTTTAGCGCTGGAGTCCATTTTTCGACAGGTGGCAACAACACGCTGAGAGAAATTTCAATTGCGTCTTATGCGGCGGGTGTTTATACCTGGCATGCTCAACAATCAACCATGTCAACAAATGGCGGAGTCGTTAGTCTGAACTGTTCTCGAACCGTCTTGATTAATGCTACTGGTTTAGCGACTTTAGGTGTTGGTGTCTATTCGTTAGATGGTAGTACAGTAACAGCCGAAAACTTTTACTTTACTGGTTTCAAGGTGGCATAAATGACAGAAAAGAAAATAACTCAATTAGATAATGCAAGTTCGCTAACTACAGATGATTTAATGCTACTTGTTCAAAATACTTCTACAGTTCCGGTAAGTAAAAAAGCTTCAATCAATACACTCTGGACCTATCTAAAGACTTTAGTCACTACACCATCGACAAGTGACAATTCAACTGCTATTGCTACTACAGCTTATGTAAATGCTTTTATGAATAATTTCAACGGTTGGAACTGGATTAACACTCCTAGACCTACCTATGTTAGTGGAACATCTTTGCAATTTGCGGGCATTGATTTGACTGGATTGCTGTATAAAAATGTCAAGATTTCCTGGTTTGGAAATACTTTAGGTTTTTGGCAATATGGGTACGTTCTAAGTAGTTCTTATTCAGGGGGAAACACCACAATAACCACTATAGGAGATACGGTTCCTAACAACACATTTGGAGGTTTTCGCTTCTCCAATGCTTCAACACCTCAAGGCTTTCCATTATCTTTTACTTGGGCTCCAACCTACAGTGCAAACGGTTCGATGACATTTACTTCAGTTACTACAGACAGAGCCACTTTCTCTATAATTGGGTCGAAACTATTTTTTGACCTTAACGCGGTTGGTACGACGGGCGGAACAGCAAGCACAAACATTCAATTCAGTTTGCCTTGTGCGGCTGTTAATACAACGATTTTTGCTTTCTCAGGTTTGACGATTGACAGTGCTTTAATGGCGGGCGCAGCGTGGAATTATGATGCTTCAAACGCAGCTTGTCGAAAGTACGATGCTTCAAACTGGGGTTTAGGGACGACAAAGAGAATCGTTGTAAGCGGTTCATACTACTTCTAAATTCTAGGGGAGCTAACTTCAAATTATAAACAAAGGGGAGAAAGTGAAAGGAGGTTAATAAACTAGGAGACTTAAAAACTATGGATGAAAATGACCACGACTTATTAATCAAAGTAAATACTAAATTAGACGCAATTTGTGAAAAATTAAATGACCTTCCGAAACTTGAAGAGAGAGTAAGAAATCTAGAAAATACCCAAGGTGTTCATAGACAACAAATATCTGATAACACAGAGGAAATCAACCGATTAAGAACCTCTTCAAGGAATTTAGACTTTCTTTCATGGGGGTTAGCTGTTATTGGTTCCATTTTAGGAATCGCAGTACATTAAAGGAGTAATTAATCATGCAGAAAAGAAAATTAGACCTATCTCCAGAAGAATTTAGAGAAATTTACAATAAATTTGAAGGAAATAAAAAACAAGTTTGTGAGTATCTAGGAATAACCAAGGAATATCTTCTTAGGTATATTAACGCTTTTAAAGAATTAGAAGATTGTGTCGGAACTGGAAATAATCGAAGGTCTACAAAGGGTCAAACCCAAGTAAATCTAACAGTTGAAGATATTATCAATGCACTCTATGAACATCAAGGTAATATTGCGCGAACTGCGGCGGCTTTAGGTGTTACAAGAGATGCTATTGAATTTCGAGTTAGAAATGATGCTTCAATTCGAAGTGCAGTTCTAAAGGCTAGAAAAGAAGGTACTAATTATGTAGCCGATAAACTTTGGGAACATATCGAAGATGGTAATTTAGATGCTCAAAAATTCTTCCTTAATACCGTCGGAGGTTGGTCTACAAATCAGAATATGAATGTGTCTGGTAGTTTAGATTTAGATGTTTCTTATGATTTATCAATGTTATCTGTAGAAGAATTGGAAAAATTAAATGAACTTATTGGAAAAGTTACCGTCAAACCAATTGAATAAAATACCACCCATTGAAATCATTCAATCTGAACTTGGAAAAAGAAGTTTTTATTCTTTCGTTAAACTATGTTGGAATGTTGTTGAACCAGAAACAGAATTTAAAGACGGTTGGCATTTACGATATTTATGCTCTTACTTAGAAGCGTGTTATAGAGGGGAAGTACAGAACTTAATAATAAATCTTCCCCCAAGGCATGCTAAATCAGTGATAGTAGATATTTTCTTTCCAGCGTGGGTATGGACAAATAAACCATCTAAGAAATTCCTTTATGCTTCTCATTCTGAAGAAATCGCATTAAGAGATTCTAGAAAATGCAGAGACTTAATTAAATCTGACTTCTACCAAATAAGGTGGCCGCTTAGATTAGCGAAAGATGGAGATACACAATCTTTATTTAGAAATATGCGAGCTGGTTTAAGAGCTTCATTTGGCGTAAATTCAAAGGTTACAGGTCAAGGTGGTGATTTCATCATCGTTGATGACCCTCTAGACGCTAAAGATGCTTATTCAGACTCAATAAGAGAGAGTGTTAATCTTTGGTACGATTCGGCGTTTAGTAATCGTATAGCTAACCCAAAAACCGTTGTAAAGATTGTAGCAATGCAACGCTTACACCAGAATGATTTAACAGGTCATATTCTAGAGAAGAATAACAAATGGGAAACTCTTATTCTTCCCGCCTATTTTGAAGGTAAGAAATACATCTCTTCCATTGGTTTAAATGACCCTAGAAAAGATAATGAACCTTTATGGCCTGAAGTTTACGGAGAGAAAGAGCTTGAAGACCTTAAATCAAATATGTCTGAACTAATGGTAGCTTCTCAGTTACAACAAAGACCAACTTTATTTAATGGCACAATTTACAAGAAAGAATGGTTCAACAAGCGAGTAGATAACCATGATATTATCGCTAGATTTTTATCTTGGGATACAGCTTCTTCAGTAAAAGATACTTCAGCTTATTCAGCTTGTGTAGTTGGTGAATTAACTTCTACTTACCAGTTGTTTATTAAAGAGGTTTGGAGAGGGAAAGTAGAATTTCCTCAATTACTTGAACAAGTTGAAAGACTAGCAAATAAATACAGATACAAGTTAAACACAATTTACATTGAAGATAAATCAAGTGGAATTCAAGCTGTTCAATCCTTAAAACAGGCTTCTAATGCAGAGATTCAAGATTTAATCATGCCTTTTACACCAAACGGTAAAGGAGATAAAGTCTCTAGAGCTTTTCAAGCTTCTTTATGGTGCGAAAATGGTTCAGTTCTTTTACCACCACCTGATGAATCGTACAACTGGCTTTATGACTTTGAAGAAGAATTATTTTCTTTCCCAAGTTCTAAAAAAATGGACCAGGTAGACGCTTTCAATCAATTAATTTTGGCTTTACAACCTTACCTTGAAGAAGGCTATAGAAACAGATAGAGGTACTTATGAATTTATTTAATAACGATATTCCGATTAATGCTCTTTACTCAAAATTGGAAAAATATTACTCAAACAATTCCTTATATGACACAGAGAAACAATTAGGAAATTTTCTAGGTGAATGGGTAGAAGATATTCATGGTATCCGAACCTGTGTTAATCGTTCAGTTGAATTCTATGTTTCTCAGTTAATTCCGGGTGATTTATCAAATGTTAAAGTCAATGCTTCTAATGCTGTTTCTAATGCAATCTCTCAAATTTGGAATTGGAGTAACTTTGAAAGCCAAAAACAGTTAGCCGTTAGGCAGTTAGCCTTGTATGGTAATTTATTCTGGAAAGCTGCGTCAGATGGTAATAAGGTTTGGTTTGAAATCATCTCCCCAAAAAATGTAACTGAATTAGAAGAAGATAAAAGAGGATATATTCAAAAAATAAGAATTGATTACACAGATTTAGATGAAAATAATAACTGTGTTTATGTAACAGAATATTGGGAGAAAGAAGGAGATTATTTTGCAGTCTGGCAAAATAGCTTCTATGTAGAAAAACTAGAACAAATGGGAAATCCTGTTAATTCTGGATTTCTTTCTGAATTAGGAATTGATTTTATTCCTATCGTTCACATTAAATTTAAAGATATTGGAAAAACTCTAGGCATTGGTTGTACGAATCACGCTCTAGACAAAATTGATGAAGCTAATCGAGAAGCTTCTAGACTTGTTCAACTTCTCTATAAGTGGAATAAACCTTTAATTGCAATTTCAACGAAAGACAATACAACTGCAAAACCAATTGAACCTCTAAAGAAAGAAAACTTGGCTTTGAAAGATAATGCAGTTATGTATCTAAAAGGTGATTCTCAAGTTAATTCTTTGGTCCCTAATTTGGATTATGAAGCTGCTTTAAAAATTCTCCAGGATATGATGAATGAACTAGAGAATGATTTACCCGAATTGAAATACTACTCCATGAAAGATGGTAATCTTTCCGGGAAAGCAATCAAAATGATTCTTCAATCTAGTATTTCAAAAGCAATTGAAGCGAGAGGTAATCTTATTCGAGGATTAATCAGAATCAATCAAATCTGTCTAACTCTTGGGAAAGTTTGGGGAATTTTTTCTTCTATTGGTTCTTATGAAAATGGAGATTTCAATCACACAATTTCTTTACCTGAATTATTCCCACTTTCTATTGATGAAATCTCACAAACTCTATTGAATCTTGTAAATAGTGGAATGTCCTTAAAATCTGCCATGAGATTAACCAATTTTAGTGAAGATGAAATAGAACAAGCATGGAAAGAAAAATCTGAAGCAGATGCACTTAAAGCAGAACAAAACTTAAACGCATTCAATTCACTATAGGTTTTCTATGAAGAAAAGCGAATACAACGAGAAATCTAAAAAGATAATTTTGGATACTATCAATGGATTAAAGAATAGAGAACAAAAAGAATTTCAGCTTCTTCAAAGCAAATGGAATACCGTATCTAAAAATCTGGAAGGAATGATAACTGAACTTTCCAAGAAAGAAATCTTGTCAAAGGACCAACTATTTAAATTAGACCTCTATAAACAATTTCTAAAAGAAAGCAAGCAACAAGTATCTAACTTTACAATTGATGCAACTACCATAATTACTAGAGAACAAAAAGACTTTGCTTTATTGGGTTTAGCTTCAGTTCAAGAATCCCTAGAACTTGTCACAGTTAAATTCAACCATTTAAACTATGATGCTGTGAATGCAATGATTGGAATTACGAGAGATGGTTCTCCATTGAATGAAATTCTATTGAAAAGTTACCCGAAAACAGTCAATAACCTTACTGACATTTTGATTAACTCAACTGCACTAGGTAAAAATCCGAAAGAAACAGCTAGATTACTGTCAAAGCAAATGGAGGGTAACAAATATAGAGCCTTATTAGTCGCAAGAACTGAACAAATGAGAGTATTTCGAGAAGCTTCTTTAATGCAGATGCAAGAAAGTGAACTTGTTAAAAAATGGGAATGGTTAGTAACGAATGATGATAAGACTTGTGAAGATTGTCTGGCAAATTCAGGAAAAATCTTTGAACTAGATGAACCATTTGATAGTCATCCTAATTGTAGATGTACACTTATACCGAGGTTAAGATAA